ATAAGCCCTCTTGTGCGACTTCTGCAAATGGGCCTCCAAGGCGTCCTGATGAGGGATATGCACCCTCTTGCACAACTTGAACCCAAGGCCATCAATGCGGTGGTAATCCGGGGAAGCAGGGTTCAGAGGGCAGCATAGGTCTTGACCATAATTGGGCGCAATATTGGGGTTGGCAAAGGTGTACATCTTGGTGCCGTCTTCATGCGTCATCTGGGCCACCTGCCACCGGAACCAGTGGGGACACTCGTTATAGCCCCCCGTCTTGGTATCCCAGTACGGCAGGTATCCCTTGTACCTGAGAGACGTTACTCGTGACGCAGCCGGGGATGACTCCGAGGGGGTGCTGATGATCTTCCCCTCCTTCAGAAAACTACCTGGGAGCTCTACAACAGCCGGCTCCACTGCTATCGCCTCCCTCCATGCCTCTTCTGCCTCTGCGGTTGCTACTGTCTCTGGGGTTGTCATATCGAACTCCTAACAAGTTGACCAGTAAGGCCAAAGCTGGACTGCTTCTTTCTACGACGCTTCTTTTCCTCTGCCATAGTATGAAATGCTGTTTGTAAATCAGAGGGCTCAGTCTCCCTGTACAGGGGCTTTGCCCGTAGTTCATCAGCTATCTCTTGTAGCTCGGCCACAGTGTGCCAAACCGTACCTCTGCCATTCTCGACCTGCCCACCAGGGATCAGAAGCTGATCCGCCTTGAATCTACCAGAGGGACCCATGTATACATATGCTGTGACCAACTGGTCACTCCGAACAACCCTTAGTATCTGGAAGCGGCTCTTGGATTTACCGCTCCGTGATGGTAGGTTCAACTCAGCCAGCACATAGCATGGCTCGTCGGCTACTACCGCCCTCGTTACCGTGTCCAGGGCAGAGGCCATCCCAAAGTGGACGACCTCTGCCCCAGGCTTTTCTGCTACGCTAACCATCTATCCTTATGCGGGTGCCGTTGCATCCCCTATGATCTCGCGAGTCCAGTTGGCGAGACGCAGCCCATAGGCGAACTCGTCTGTCATAAACAGGCTATCGCCGCCTCCTGCGATATGAGGCTCACGCTTGGACTCAGTCCTGATCGTCATGCCCTCTACCAGCACCCATGCTGACTTGGAGAACACGAAGTTCTTGGCATCGTCAGAGCTATCAATGGATATGTTGCCGTCTTCATATATGGATACATTGGCAATGGGTAGGGTGAAGGCAGACTTGAACACAGTCGCCGTCGCCCCATCTGGCACTGGGTATGTCCCCACACCAGCCACGAGCTCATCGTAGAAGTCCTTTATGCAGAACCCGTGGAACACTCCCGCTATGGGGAGAGGCCCTGGTTCTGTAGCATTGGACGTGATAATGTACCGCGCCGAGGCCACATCGCCCGTCTGCACAGGAGTACCCGCAGCGCCCATCGCAGTGGAGGCGTCAGCCGCGGTAAGCCCGTCCTCATCCTTCTTCCTCATCATCGCCTCACCGGGCATCTTCCCCATCTGGGCCAGCACCTTGTTGTTGATGTTGCGCTTACTCTTGTCAGAGATAAACGTCTGAATCTGAATCATCTCCGGCGTTATGGTGATGGCAGAGTCGTCATACTGCTGGGGGTTATCCAGCACAGTGTTCTCCGTCACCGCCTGCGCCGAGAGGTTGGCCAGGAGGATTTCCCTCCATCCAGTACCCGAGTTGGCATCCAACTCCACCCGATCAACCAACTGGGGCATCACCCCGTCATATTGCCTGCGTGACCTGGCAGCAGCCTGAATAACATCAATGCTATCTGCGAGGGACCCGGTAGTTGTATTTCCAGCAGCCACAGTCTTATCTCCTTATCTCAGTGTGGACTATACAGTCCAGTCTCGATTGGCCTGCACGAGCAGGTAGTCTACGTCCAAGTTCTCAATAGCTGCACCCTTGGCCTCTACGCCCAAGATAAGGGCCATATTGACTGAGGTTGACGCAGCCCCTGTCTTAGTCTGCTTTAGAACGCCATCTATATACCATCGTGCAGTACCATTAGTGTCAATCTCTAGCCGGAGCACCTGCCACTCGCCGGCAACAGCATCGTCGTCTGCGTCTACGCTGGTTGAGGTAGTCTCTCCCGTAGTAGTGCCCCCGTTGTAAACCATGTGCCAGTCCTCATCGTCAGTTAGTTCTGCTGACAGGAAGAACCCACATATATCTGAGGCAGTTAACGTCAGGGTTGCGGTGCCTCCCGTCATAACATCTGTCTCAATACTGAGAGTATTGGGGTCGATGTCAGTAAAGCCAAAGAAGACTTCCTTGGTATCCAGGTTGTCTAGCTGAACCCGTGCTTCTGCGACCAACGGGCCCATCAACCCAACATCAAAGGCGATGTTAGTACCCACCAGGGTTGTGTGATTATCCTCGTTGGTAGTTGTTATACGGCCTGCTCCGCTCAACACGCCCGAAATGCTAGGGACTCCAGCATCCGCTTCTGCACTTCCTTGACCGCCCACGAGAAATGGGCCAAGCTGTCTGGTTTCTGCTGTATTTGCTATGTTGTCCTCGCTAAAGAAGTCGTAGAACAACTCGATTCTTCCTCTGTCACTCTGTGCCATTTCATTGCTCCTTAAACAAAGTTGTTACTGGAGTTCGTCGGGTTGCCCCGCTCCCTCCACACTTTTGCTCTCGTTATTCTTGTTAAACCAATCCCTGTCTCTGCATGGCGTCCTGGACATCCTTGCTCCAGGCAATCTCGCCTCGGCCATACGCGGTCACCTTGGCAGAATCGCTCCTGCCGGCACCGGGCCTCTGCCCTCTATTGGCATTCAAGTCCATCTCGGCAGGGTTGGCCGTCTTCACAGGAAGGCCCCCAGCCCGCACTTTCGCAAGCTCCAGTGAGGTCTCGGCATGGTCAACCCTCGCTCGGGCTTCGGCATAGCGGCCCTTAGCCCATAATTCCTCAGCCTCTTTCCAGCGACGCGAGTAGTTCTGCATGTCAGCGCTAGACTGGTCAATAGGGTTGCCGTTGTTCCGGAGTTCCTTGATTTCTTTGTCTTGCTTGGCGCTTATCTCGTTGATCTCTTCAGAGAGGGCCTGGGCCTGGCCCGTATCCGTGATGTCACTCTCGATACGGTTGATACCATCCCTCACCGTCTCCTTGATGGTGTCCGTGGGCAGGTCGCCCCGGTCATACTTATCAACGAGGTCTACCATGAGACCCTCCATGCGGTCCATCCTCTGATCCCTCTCTTGCGCCGTCCTCTTCTGTATGTACTCGTCGCGGCGGGCCTTTTTTTCCCGGTCTAACTGCTGCCGCAGTTCTGCGAGCTCAGACTCTAACCGGCCCGCCTTATCCTGTTCCTCCTCGGCCTGCGGCTCTCCCGCTCCGTCTTCGACAAAGGGGTCTGCCTGCGGCTCCGTAAGGATATCAGTATCAGGTATGCCTATTGTCTGCTCTGTCGCCATCCTGTCCTCCTTCCTGGCTCAAACCATCGGTTAGGCCAGAAAACAAAATACCCGAAGTAACAAAGGCACAAAGGCCACAGGTACTTCGGGCACAAGGCCACAATATTAGCGTGATATTATCTATACACTATCCCTATCATCCGTGTCAAGAACACTGAGCTGGTGGCACTGCTCACACTTCAGGACAACCAGGCCCTTGTAGTGCTCGGCATACTTCTTATTGCACCCTGGGCAACGTAGCTCCCTCTTGTAAGACATAGGCTCGTCCTGTGGCTTCGCGCTATACATTATGGGGCTACCGGCTCACGATTCTTCCTGCTTCTTCTCTTCTCTTCTCTTCTTCTTCTTGTTTCTTCTTTTCTTCGTCTATAAACCGTGTGATCCGTTCTTGTAGATCAGGATCCTTGGGGTCCGATCTCCCTAATTGCTTAATAAGGGTGTCCACTTCATCCCGCGGTATTTTCTCCCCCGCCGCACGGGCCTCATTGCGCTCCTTGATGCCCTTGATATCATCTGGGTTGATATCATTATCCCTAATCAAAGCTAGTACCGCTCTGATGGCACCTCTAGAGCGAAGACTATCCACATGTCCTACAATAAATAGCTTGGCATCTATATAAGGGTTATCCTTGCGGTACTCCATCCGTGTCGGTTCCCCTCGCTTCGGGTCAGTTGGGATAGCGAAGTAGGGCTTGAAGTCTTCAGTCCAGTCCACGCCCTGCCCGTAGGTAGTCAAACCACCCCCCAGAAAGCCTATTGGCGCAGTACCTAGTCCAATAGCACCGAGCGCTTGGGTTGCATCGAAGACATCTTGCGCGGCAAGTGGCGACCACAGTTCTGCGACCCGCTTGGCATAGGCTTGGGGACTGTCCAAATCATTGCCAACGAAATCTTCTTCATCGAGAACATCACGGACAAACCCGGCAGTGGGCGAGAACTTGCCTGTCAAGACGTCCCCTATGAGTTCAGTGCGGGGCACATCATACGCCTCCCCCGTTGTGGCAGACGTTCTTTTCCCATAGGCTATCTGAACAACCTGCCGTACCATTGTGCTGAACCCACCATCTATGTCGATCCGCAGTGGCCCTATGCGAATCCTACGGAAGTTGGAGGAAAAAGGATTGAAGTCCACTGAAACCCCTGGCAGCTTGTCCAACATATAGAGGGCTGCGGTGGAGGCTACTATTGCAGTCGCCAAATCCTTTGCCACAATCCCCCGCATGGCAGGGTCTATCGCGATGTTCTTGACCGCACGAATCGGGAGTTCAAAACGGGAGGTAAAAAAACGTGGGGCATAGAATAGCGCGTTGAGCCATTGGTTGTTATTCTTCAGGAAGTTGCCGATGTTCCCCCTACCCGTGAGAGCATTATGCCATTTAGCCAATAACTCAAAATCCGTCCTGGACTTCCCTGTGACTTCCATTAGCTCGTCCAGCGTCTCGAACTTCCTCTTCCCCCAGTACACCTCCTCTCGTATGTCATCCGGCAACCATCGCATAACGTCGTCGTCAAACGTATCGGCTCTCAACTTGTTGCCCTGAACAGTATAAGCTCTGTTCGATTGTCGGATACCAGGCAGTTTCTCCGTCCAACGGTTGATGAAGACCTCTTCCTGCTGCGAAATAGACCCCCATCGGTCTACATAATCAAGTCCTGCTTCCGTTC